CCATAAGCATTTCCTAAAGCATTGTCGATAATCTCTTGATCTTTTGCTCTTCCCAAGGCCCAAGCGGCAGCTTGTACATAATGAGAAGTTGGATCAAGCAACATGCGAAGTTTGTCTGCGCTATCTATCAAATCTGCATGAACATAATCGTTCATTGTAACGCGTCTACGGCTGTGTGGAGTGTCCAATTGAGGAGTATCCATATGGCGCGAAGTCTTTTTTATAGCTGCAACGGATCCGATACGATCATAGAAAGCACTGTCTGCGCGCTGCATTTCTTGACGCACAAATGGGGCCAACCTAGAACCTTTCTGTTGACTAAGGTGAAACACGTTACTCGAATATTGTTTCACGAATGCACTTGTGATTTCTGAAGACATTTTCTTCCTCCTATCGTTTTTAAAAATTCATTTGCCAAAAGTGAATTGCCCTCGATAGGAGGATTCTAATTTTTTACTTGCTACTAGGACTCAAGTATAGAGCTACCCCAATAAAAAATAAAAGGCATCGAAATAATTATTGCGTTACTTTTGAAAATATGTCAATGAAGTTTCGCCATAAGCTTCGCCATTTCCGCAACGGCCGCTTGATGATTCGGATGCGATTTCTGATAGTACGGATGATTTGGGTCGGCCAACATATTATTCACAGACTCCTGAATCTCATCCTTCGTCTGTCCAACACCCATATTGCCCTCGCCCACTATGCCGTCCTCTTTATACATTTCCCCAATCTTGGAAAAGACCTGAATCATCACCGGATCATTCCCCAACCCCGTCTCATTCAAATACTCCGATAACTGGTCACCGCCAAGTTGGTCAATCGCCGCACGAGCAAGTCGGATTTTACCCTCAAAGGCCTCACCCCACTCTTGCTGTAATTCCCTAATCCCTTCCTCTTGTTGGGCCAAAGCTTGTTGCTCTTGTTGCTCAATCGAAGAATTCATCAATTGCTCATGCCATTGATAGAGCTCTTTCGCTTGATGAGGTAACACCCCCAACTTATGAGCTTGCTCACGAAACTGATTAAAAAACTGAGCATCAAAACCATCACCCTCTACATCAACACCCAAATCGTACTCATCCAAAGAATCAGGATTACCAAGTTTTCTAAATACATTTTGCCAGTCTTCCTCGGATGCATGTTTTCCAGGTACAACAATCTTATCCGCACCAATCATCTTTTGTGCATTAACATATGATTTTGCAAGATTGTTAATGTCGGCAATCGGACGAAGAGAAGGGTCTGCTTTTATCGAGTCGTCTAAATCTAATTCCTTCGCCCATGCAGGCGTTTGCGAAAGATCATACGCCTGTGGCTCATTACCATCCGCGACCGCTGGCTCACCCTCACCAGACGTCGTCCCCAGTAGTGTCGTCATATTTTCTCTCCTTCTTATGATGTTCATCAATCATGTCGAGTAAAACCCGCTCATTAAACTTCAGTTTATCCAAAATATAAAGAACTATGTTGCGCTCGCCTTCGTGAATATATGTCTCATAAGGGCAAATCTGCCCCATTTCATTTTTGCCAACTAAAGGATTGATGAAATGTGCGTTTCTCATTAAATCCCAAAGAACACGCTTTCCATGATCCGAAGAGAAAGTCTTTTTGTAATCTGCAATCGTTGCAAGATGCTTTTTAGCTTGCTTAATGTTAGTCATATTATTTTGCCAGTGGTATCAGGTTCTTCATTTGCTCACTTTCTAATTGTTGTTGCTCTTGCTCTTGTACCTGCGCTTCCTGGTCGGCACGAGCACCACGAATAGATTCTATCTCATCCTCATCCCTGATTATTTCTTGATCTATACCAAACATTTCTAATGCTTTTTTAAGTGCCATATCACCATCAATCAAATCCAACGTCTCAGGTTGGGCCTGAATGATAGGGCCAATAGCTGTAATCGCTCTAACAATATTATCCGCATCACTCGCCCGCTGTACACGCGCGACCTGCGAAACATATCTAGGAATAACATTTCTCCCTGATAATATTTTCGGAATGGCCGGGATTTTCCCCCTTCTTAAAAGTATTCCAAATACACGATTGATCAAAGGCCTCAAAAACTCAAACTCTTGTCTCGAAAGAACAGGCCCTAAAAATCTTAGCTGTTCGTCCGTACGCTGATTCACCTCCGTTGCCGTCATTCGATCATTTTCGACAAGCTGAAGTTGATCAATAAAGAAACTCTTTCTAATAGAAAGTTTAATCTGATTGATCATATCAATTCCAAGATCAACACGACCACCTGTCTCTAATGGACGAATAAGATCACCGCCAGCGCGATAATAAGTAATGCCACCGGGCTTTCTATTAACAGGTAAAAAACTTCCATCATCGGGCACCTGCAATGGTGGGTTAATTGTTTTTTGGGCCGCTCGAATCGTCGTTTCCCAAATCTTGTTAACGAGCTTAATGTCAGGTAATGCCTGCATTGCAGGTGACCTGCCATAAATTTCGCCTGAAGAAACTCCAAAGCGACCCACCGCCATCGGGAATTCTTCAAACCCACCTACACGCAAAGTCCTTTGCTCTTCCATTGAAAAGTAATATGAAAGAAAAGGCTTATTCTTACTAAGCTCACCCTTCTTCCCTTTTCGATTCGGAACTATCGCATGAAGTATTCTAAACTTCTCATGAGGATTATTCTTATCCGAGTCCGCCACACGACGAGGTAAAGCTTGTCTTCCAAACTCCATTTCTACCTGTCTGGCCGTCCAAGAAAATTCCCTAAACACCATGTCGATTTCGTGGGAATTGTTTTCTGCAATGACATGTTGGTAAACTGGTCGGGATATGAATTTAAAATAATGCTCTTCATCCTCTTGTATTCGTAAGAGCCCAGTTCCAAATGAATTAATGTCGATATAATACTGGTGTACAGCACTATGAAAATTAGACTGGTTAAGAAAAAAGTGCATAGCACGAGTAGTATCTTGGAGCCATTGTCGGACGTCGTCTTCCTTGTCAAGCTTCAAATCCTCCGTTGTTAGTTCAAACCAAAATCTCGCAGGATTTGTAAGCATGGAATGCATCGCCGATGCAAGCATCTTGTTAGAGTGCTCACCAACACTATCAAATAAAACCGTGCTCGGTTTTCTTCTTCTGTCCCCAGGGGCCAAAGAATTATAAATATCCGATTTCTCGGGTACACAATAGTCGGCAACATCTTGCCAAAGATCCAACCAATTGGCCCTAGATCCCTTTAAATTCTCATATTCCTTAATCCAGCGCTTCGCTAGATCGTCGCCGCCTATTTTTGCCGTCATAGAATCGCTGCCTTTCTACCAAGAAGAGTCGCTCTTCTTCCACGTAATTGTCTTTTCTTTTTGATAAAATCCGCCCTACCCGAAAGAGCTTTCTCAACACGCGCGACCTCCGAAAGGTTCGCAAGCTCCGGTTGAGCATCAATTCTAAACTCTTCAGGCTTAGGGGCCTTCAAATTTATGTTTGGATTTTTACCTAAAACATTGCCCTTACGCTTTAACTCATCTAACTGCGCTTGAGTTAAACCACGAGTCCGCTGAATAAAAGCTTCACGCTCTTTTTCTGCTTGCTGCGGATTAATTTCTTGATCACGAGTAACTAATTGTTGCTTGAATTTATCCATGCTCCCGGTGGGGTCTCGCGTGTATCTTGTCGCTACATCGGTTATTGTCCCCGCTTTACCAATTATTGAAGAAAGACTCGTACCTAATGTTTTTTGAAAAGGCTTTCCACCCGCATAGAATTTTCGACCTTCCCCAGTCTGAGTTAAAACCTTTTTAGGTACCCCTAAGGCCAATTCACCACCTAGACGAATAGAACCTTTCATTGTTTTACCAACCGGATCTTTTGAAAAGGCCTTAACCTGCTTTTCAATCCTCTTCGTGCGAATACCTCGAAGTAATTTCTCCTCCTGTACCCGCGCCTGCTTTTGGGCCGCCCCTAAACTCGCCGCCGTAATAGTAAGTGTACCCGCCCTCGTCAAAATACGAAAAGGCTTGTGAGTTACCTCTTGTGCCCGCTTGTGCGTACTCGCACCCGCACCGGCTATAATCTTGCCAGCACGACCACCAACGACCCCACCGACCTTTTTCGTTACCTTTTTTGTGGCCCTAGTGACCGCACGAACCGCTCCTCCCATGACTTACTCCCCATATATGTCCCAGTCCATCCCCACACTTTCAAGGGGACGCCTGTTTTTAGTTTTTCTATATTGAGATCGTACACCTAATGCTAAGGTTCGAAAAGAGTCTGCCCCGTGAGACGACCAATCATGCTTAGGTTTCAAAGTAAACACCTTTTCCTTCGCATCGTATTTTCTCTGATAATTCCTCAAGGCCTCAATACCCGACCGACATTTTCGACTATCGAAATAACATTTAGGAAGTAATTGTCTCACTGCGTGGATACCCTCATCCACCGAAAGCTTCGGCATAATTTGACTTCTCAAATTTAACAATTTGTCAATTACGGAATAACGCGCTTCACCGGTTGCCAGTTCACGCACCTTCCCATCATGAGGAAGGTAACATTCCTTGATATTGTATTTTTTGTCATTGATCGCTTTACAAACGAAATCAAGTCCCCTACCATTCGTCTCGAAATAGTCAATCACCCTAACTTCGTCCATACTCCTCTGCACAAACCAAACCGCCATAGAATCACCAATTCCCAAATCGAAAGAAACTTCCGTTGGCAAAAATGGATCATGGGGCACATTCGTTATCCGACCCTGACGATCAATATCCTCAAAGTACTTCCCATAGTAACTCCCCACCATGGCACTCTCAAAAGAACACTCAAACTCTTGATTGTATTCTTCCTCCGACATTTCCTCACGAGCGGCATCGAGCTCCGATTGAGGTATAATGCCCGTCTCACTCGCTTTGAAACAACCGTAGTACCACGTTTCAGAGTACTTCGCCATTTGGGCCATATCGTAAAAATGATTCTTCCCCTTCGGCGTTCCGATGAACACTCCGCCGCCCATACGATCCGAAAGTGCCGGTCTCACCACCTGTCCCCAAAGGGTAGGACTACAATCACCAAATTCATCAAGACACGCAAAGTCGATATACATCCCTCTTATCGCATTTTCGTTCTCACTACCCAGTAAAACAAACCTGACAAAATCACCCTTCCACGGCCGCTTAATTTCAATCCTAAGCTCCGCCTCGTTAATCTTAACCAATTCTTGAGGGTAACCCTTCACAATGTCCTTCATGTAGTCCCAGGCGACCCTTTTTGCTTGCTGATAGGTGGGAGCAATATAAGCATACTGCGGGTTTTTCAAAGGATTGCGAATCGCCCGATCGTGCATTTCATTCAAAACACAAACAGTTTTGCCAAACCTTCTATGGCAAACAAGGACACTAAACCTCTTGAGCCCCTTGTGTATGATCGCTTGGTGATACCGAGGGGTGTATCCCGTGCTGATTCGACCGATATTCATTCAAAGTAACTCGGATGGTTCTTTCTGAAATAATAAGCAAAAAGAAAATCCGCCTCTTGCAAAGACATAAACCCACGGGACTCAATTAAATCAGCTATACTAAATTCGTAATCCTCGCGAGATTTGGCCTCTTTTTTCATCCGAGTGTAAGTTTGGTCTATCTCCGCCCATTTGGTGTTATACGCTTTTTCAATAATATTTTTCACCGATCAACCGCCTTGAGCCACATAAAGGCCTCTTCAAGTTTGGTGATGGCCATGGCCGTATGTTTGGAAGGTTTCTCTTTGTTCACTCCCTGAAGTAAAAGAATGGCCGCGCCAATCAAAGAGGTAGGGCCACAACTTTCTTTATCTTGATAGGAGTTCATCATATCGAAAGTGACACTGTTTTGTTTTTCATTTATGACAATCTTCTTTCCCTTTTTCAGATTCGGAAACTCCGTCGGTTTCACTTTGTCTTTGAGGTAAAGAATCTCCTTCCCATCCAATTTCTTTGTCTCGCTCAATAGGGTCAACATCGGAAACCTCCTCACAGTGGGCGTCCACGACTTTGCCAGCGGATCTATCTATGCCCGTTTCAATAATGAATTTAATTGGTTTTTCTTCGTCACCATGGTGGGTTACATGCTTTGTTGTAAAAAACTCGCTATCAGATTTTTCAGCTAACCATTTGAGAGTATCCATTTGGATTTTCTTCCCAGGTGCCTCATCTTTTTGAATGTAGCCTACCGTCCCTTTTTCAAGATCGACTTCGGCCACATCAAGCATCTTTTCTGCACACTTCATGGCAATCGCTCTTCTTGCCATTTTGAATTTCATTTTGAAAAGAGGATGTTGCATAGTCCAGCGGGCTATCGTTGATGCAGTGGGAAAGCCGGGTGCTTTGGCTATATCCGAGATTTTCACCCCGTCTGCTATGCGTTGGCATACTATGTCACCCAGGTGATGCGAGTAGGAAAGGTTTCTTGTAAGCCCTTGGGACGTGCGGGAAAGATAGGCCGTCTCGAATGAAACTCTTTCCTCTACCACTTCACCGGTCTCAGTGCTCACAATCTCTATGGTTCCATCTGGTAATTCTCTGGCATACGTGTCGTCAATCATTACCGAAAGATACGAAATAGTTGACCTAATGGCAATATTGAAAAGGATGGGAGGTGGTGAGATAATCAAAGTATGCAGTTGGTAAATCATGGTAGCCATACCGAAGACGCCATTCGTGTAAGGGATTTACCCGACTAGGAATTTCGCCCCCACCCCTCGACGAGGGGTTTCTTTTTTGAAAAGATAGACCAAAAACATAAACAACCATGGAGGATAAAAATGAAAATGAAAATGATTTCATTTCTGATTACTTTGTTTCTCGTCACCACCGCCCACGGTGCTAAAGGCCCTTACGATAAATGGGTCGAAAATATGCTCGTGGAACCAGGCCTTATGAATCTCTCGTCTGCTAGAATTCTAGTAGGGGACGCTAATGGCAAAGCTGCCGATGTAGCGGTTTCAGGGGACGTTACCATCTCAAATGCTGGGGCCGTCACAATCGCCGCCGCTGCCGTCGATGAAAGTATGCTCGCCGATGCTACCTCGGATGCTCTGAATGTGAGGAGGATTGCTAGAGCGACTTACGATTTTGCAGTGGACGGTGGGGCCATATCAACTATCGGCTCAGGTGTTACACTTCCAGATAATGCCATCATCACTAAGTGTTGGTTTGACGTTAGCACTACCCTGACATCGGCCACAGACGCCGCTACCATTGCTATCAATATCCCTACCGATGGTGACCTACATGCGGCTATCGCCATTTCTGAAGGGACTAATACATGGGATGCAGGAATTCAGGATTGTGATACGAAAGGGAATGACGATGATTCTAAAGGTGCCTATTTGAAGTTAACCGCTGCACGGGAGATTTCATGGGTGATTGCCGTTGAGGCGGTAACTGCCGGGAAGTTTGTGCTTTTTCTTGAATATGTCGTTTCTGATTAATATAATCTAATCTCTTCTACCAAAAGACCGGGCCTCGGCCGCGTTTTTTAGTTAAGATACTCATAACCGACCCTCACAAACGTCTCCTGCTTGTGAGGGTTTTTTTTTAT